ATGATGACTAATTATAAAGCAAATCAAGCACTTAACCCTTTATCCACATCTCCACTGTGGGGAGAGCTGTTTTCTAAAATTTCGCCCCGTAGTAACACGGGGGAAAAGTCACAGCAACATGCCCTATCCCAGCTAGAAAAAGCCTATAAAGACTACCCGTTACAAGATACTGTAATGATTCTGACCGATGAAGGCCCTAAACCTGTTCTATTTCGTCGTCCAGCTGCTGGAGAAGTTGCGGTTATAGACTGGCTTAATGTCACGTTCCATAAAGATACCTTTATGAATTCGGTTGCATCTAAACACGCTGAAAAACCTGACGATTACTGTGTATATGCCTTAGAAGCTGTCTTACTCGATATTTTTGGTTTTGGCATCGAAAAGAAATTACCCAAAGGCATTAACTACTATGAAGAAACTTATCAATTAAAAGATGACTGCGGTTTTATCTGTATCGGTGGCCAAAATAACACAATGATGCTGTCTATCTCCGGACAAGGTTGCACCCAGGGCAAATACGGTTGGGAGGAAGATTTACATGCATGGTTATCGCTTTACGCTCATCGTCCAAAGATTACTCGTATTGACTACGCTTTTGATGATCTTGAGGGAGTTCTTGTTTCGCCTGATTGGGCTGATGAACAAGATTCTATCGGGGGATTTACTTGTGGGGGAAGACCTCCTTCCTTTCGCACTGACGGTTGTTGGAAGCGCCCTGACGGTACTGGTCGTACCGCATATGTGGGGAAGCGCACAAGTTCAAAATTCTGCCGTGTCTACGAAAAAGGAAAACAATTAGGCGATCCTAACAGTCTTTGGACACGTGTTGAGGTCGAGTTTAAAGCCCGTTCCTATTATATCCCTCTTGATGCTTTGCTAAATGCTTCTGAGCATTTTCTAGCGGCATACCCATGTTTCCATATTTTTGATGATCAATCTAAAGCTATCAAATTTGAGACTTTAGAAAAGAAAGCCGAAATTGTTTGGGAAAAAGCAATTGAAATTACCAAGCATCAATTTGGCAAGTATTTAAATGCATTCCGTAAATTCTATGAAGATGATTCAAAGGTCCTCGATATTTTAATGCCTGAAAAGGATGAATTACCGAAGCGATTAAAACCCATATGTGTAGATTTTACGGCTTCACTTCCCCCTGATGCGTTGCCTGCATAGGTTAGGAATATCACTTAGGCTATTTAGGAAATACAAAAATGAAATTTACTACTACTGCTGTTATTACTGGTGTTAAGTGCTTCAACAATACAGTTGATGGCCAGACTCACAACTTTACAAAAATTTATGTCATGACTGATCTTGGCGATTCAGGCTTTGGATCTGCAACAGTCGAATATAAATGGGGTACGGCTGACAACATTAAAAAGATTCAGGATCTCCCGTTTCCTATCAATGCTCAAATTCAAATGGAGATCGTCACGAATGGTAATAAACAAATGACCATCGTGCATGACGTCTCTCCAGTGGCTCAAAAGTGATGATCAACATTAGAGCTGTTCATCAGTCGGACATTGTCGAGTGTCCTAATTGTCATTCGTTAATGCACAAAAATAATCTTCAATTTCATCTAACAAGATGTATTGGCTAAGGAATTTCAAGAATGTCTTACGAGTGCAAAACCTTATCTCCACCCCAGGAAGGGACAGCACAAGTATGCATGGAATGGCAAGAATCCAAGTTCTTGCCTGAACTAACTGCTCAAGATCGGGATTCGATTCTTGAGTGGACGATAGGGATTTTCGCGCTAGTCTTTATCGTTAAAAAAATAATGCGCTTGTTCAATGTCTAGGAGAAATGACATGAAAAAAACAGAACAAAACCGCTTAGCGGTAATCAACCGTAAAAACATTGGTGCGTATGGCTTAGGTGCTGTTGCTTCAACTGCGCTTATGTCTAGCAATGCCAATGCATTGGATGTAACAGGTGCCTTAACTGGTAACGCTGCTGAAGCAAATATTGAAACAGCTGCTTTATTCATTTTGGGTATCGCTGTAGTTATCTTCAGTGCACGTAAAGTTATCGGCTTCTTTAGTCGCTAATTTTGGAGCCAAGAAAATGACAGAATCTGATCTTAACTGGATTATTTTAGCTGTTGTTTTCTTGGCTTTTTATCGTCTATTCAAATAAGAAATTAAATATTTAGGGGGTTTTATGAAAGCGTTTAAATATTTAGTTTTTTTTCTAATTTTAAGTTTTTCTAATCTTGCTTATTCTTTTGAGCAATGTACTTATAGATTGACTTTATGGGGCGCAAACAAAACCTTTAATTCTTTATCTGCTCTTTGTTCAGAAGCTAAAGCAATGTCTGGTTGGACTGATTTACAATGCATAGTTAGTGGTAACAGAATCCATGGGGAGCTTTCAGGCGGTTCTGTTGGTGATCTAGGCGGTAAGGTATGTGAAGAAATACAATGCCCCTCAGCTACTGAAAAAGTTTTAAAGGTCGGTGTTAATGCAAAAACCTATGTTTGTGTTAACGGCTGCCAATATCGTTTACGTGCCTGTGTTGATGTTGATATGGAGCCAGGTATGACCTGCGATGCTATTTCTACAGGCCAAGACTGTGGCACAACACCACCACCAAAAACACCAGACCCAAGCGGACCACCAACACCTGACCCAGCTACACCTGACCCAGCTGACCCGAACGGTCCACCACCTGAAAATACAGCCCAAAGTGAAAGCACAAGCACTTCAACAAGTCAAAGTACTTCTACAAGTTCAACCGACAGCGGTGGAAACACTATAAACAACACCACAACCAACACCACAACCAACACGACAACCAACACCATTATTAATTTAGATAAATTGGAAAACGTCATTAAAAATATGACTTCTGTTTTATCAAATAAATTAGATGCCATTTTAGGCAAGATGGACCAGAACGGAGGTTCTGAGGGTGGCACAGGTGACGGCACAGATTTAACTGAAACAAACCAAAAGATTGATGAAGGCAATTCCATGCTTTCCGATCTGAAGGATTGGCTCACTGGAGAGGGTGAAGGTTCGGGAATTGGTGACAACCCTTTTGGTACTGACGCAGTTCCTGAACGTGAATTAACACAGCAGTCTTTTCAAACAAATTTATTCGGCTCATCTGCTTCATGCCCAGCTGATATGACAATCTCTCTACCTGGCTTCTCTGGTGGATTTTCTAAAACATTCAGCTTTGCTCAATGGTGCTATTACTTATCGCTGTTCGGTAATTTCATTTTAATTGCTGCCTATTGTATGGGCGCTTATATCATAGTGAGTAGATCATAATGCCAGCAATTTTAGTCACAATTTTAGCCGCTTTTGCTTCCTCACTTGTTGCCAAGCTCTTGCTTGGTGCAGGTTTGGCTTTCGTATCTTATACATTTATTAATGACATGGTTTCAGCTGCCCAGGCTGAAATGATGGGACTATACGGAAATCTACCTTCTAATATCATCGGTGTACTTGGGCTTTTAAAAATTCCTCAGGCTTTATCTGTTCTCATGTCTGCGATTGGTACAGCGGCCTTTATTAAATCCTCAAAATTAGCCTTAGGAAAAGGCTAACAGCCGAAAGGCTAGAAGGAGGAACGACGACCGCAGCCGTCGGCTGTTGCAATTTCCTAAGGAGAAATTATGGCTATTTTAATTACAGCTCCAGTCGGGACAGGTAAAACACTAAAGTGCATGGAGTTGGCTTTAGACTTCTTGAATCAAGGTAGAGAAGTATATACAAACATTATCGGCATCAAGATTACTGGCGTCCGTGTTATTGAATCAAATATATTAAAACCTTTCGATTGGCGCGATTTACCGAATGGCGCTGTACTCATTTTTGATGAAGCGCACGAGCATCCTTCATTTGCAGAACGTGATCTATTGCGCAACTTTAAAATTGACTACTGGGAGAATGAGCTACGCAGAATTAATGCAATGACTGATATTTCAGATACAAAACGAAAGTCTTTGTACTCTGAAGCTGAAAAGCTTTACTCGAAATGTATTAAAGATGAAAAAGAGAAGATTATGGATATTGGTTTATCAATGTCTATGCATCGGCATTTTGGCCAAGAAATTGTCTTAGTTACTCAGAATCCAACAAAATTGAATAAGGATGTTTTGGGCAACGTCACAATACATCATGTTATGCGTAGAAAGTTCGGCATGGAAGCTGCAACAATCTGGACGTTTGGTGAAGCCATGACCACCTGGGGCAAATCTGTTGCTGATACTGCTTTAGTCAAAAAAATGTGGCGTTTCCCTAAACATTTATACAAGTTCTATAATTCTGCTGAAGAACATAACGTCCAAAAATACTTTCCAAAAAAATACTACGCCTTTGCATTGGCACCGATTTTAATTTTTGGAGCTGCTATAGCGAAAGGAAGTGAAAACGGATTTTTCGGTTTATTTGGAAAAAATGAACAAGTCCAGGAATTACCTATTCATCCTGAAGCTGTCGCAGTTGAATTATCAGCTGATGATCCAACAAAACTTGCTTTAGATAAAATTAATGCTGAAAGTTTGGGTCTGACTGTTGAGCAATACCGTGATCTAAAGAATCCTGAAAAACGTGATTCGGTCAATTTATCTCAAAATCTCAATACTCTTGAAATGGTCACTGCTAGCTATCGCGCTTCCGATCCATTCGACTACTCATATATGCAAGCTCCACCAGTGACAGCGCATCAAGTATTTTCCGGGTGTTTTAATGGTGTGGCCTATGATACACAAGGCACAATTTTACATGATGCTCCAAAAGACTTATGCGAGCGCGTTATGGCTGGAGATCGCCCATTCAATCCATATAGGAACAATCAAAATGCAATGGCTTTTCAAAACTATCCTACGGAAATTAATCAACAAGATACTGAACAGACTATTCAACAAGTTCAACTGACACCGGAAGATATTGCAAAATATCAGCAAGCTAAGGAGATGGGTTTGATTTAATCAAAGCAGGTAAAATTAATTATGGTTTTTTTGCTTCTATCTTTTAAGCTTTTTTCTATAAGTGCTTTTGTGGAATTGCTGGTGGCTTTTTTGTCACATGCTTTATTGCCATTTGTTTTAGATAATATTTTTATAGTTTGTGTTTTAGGATCATATTCAACTTTATATTTTGGACGTTCTATATTAAGTGTTAGCTCTGTTGCATGCAGATTAGAAGATATGAGCAACAACAAAAGAATCTTTTTCATATTTCGCAACCTTAGCAGAGCGAGTGTCTACGAGCGAACTGAGGTAGTTGATTTTTAACACCTCTTTTCCCTGATTACAAGCTCCCCTTTCACTCCTTCCGGGAGATGCAGAGCGTCCCGCATGGGCGCGAACTGATATATTTTAACTCCCGATATAAATAAGTAATTGTATTTATGAATATTAGAGAAATAGTAGAATTTTATTCACGCAATGGGCTTTTTGATTCAAAGTATAGTTATTCAGATAAAATCATGCACCTAGAATGGTTTTATCAATTTGATGAAGTCACAATAGAATTAATTAATGAATATTGTGCTTATAGAAAATTACAAGGAGTAAAAAATAGCACGATTAACCGTGAATTAAATCTTATTAAGTCTGCTTTTAATTATTACCTGAAACATAAAAACGTCACCTTTAAAAATGTATTTAATGGCTTTCGCTTATTTGAAGAAGATTATATCCCAAAGTTTTTAAATGCTACTGAATGCCAGAAGCTATTATTTGCTGCAAAGCGTTACAACAATTATCTATTACATGATTTTATCTTGCTTGCGCTCAATACTGGTTGCCGTGCTTCTGAATTGACAACACTCACATGGGATAACGTGTCTATAAATGACCGTTTTCTTATTATCCGTAATTCACTGTCTAAGAATAAAAAGACGGTTTACAAGCCTATCAATGATACTTCTTTTGATGCTCTTATTCGGCTTAAAACACATAGAAAATATGTTTTTTATAATCCAAAAACTAACATTCACATAAAAAGTTTTAGGCGTGGTTTTCAATGTGCTGCTCAACGTGCTGACTTGGGGCATTTAAGAATTCACGATTTAAGACACACATTTGCAAGCTTTCTTGTAAAGCAAGGCGTTCCGATCTATCACGTTTCAACATTATTGGGTCATTCTGACACGCGCATCACCCAGCGTTACGCTCATTTAGCACCTGAAAATTTACATGAGGTCTTAAAATGTTTACCTTCTTTGGTATAAATTTACAAATATTTACAATTAATTTGATAAAGAAGATACTCGCCCTTTCACGGCGGTAACCGGGGTTCGAATCCCCGTAGGGACGCCATATTTGGGTCACACACGTGATTCATAAAAAAGCCCAAGCATTGCGACTTGGGCTTTTTTATTGCTGCAACTTTTTATTTGTACAGAACGGGAAGTATGAAAAATACTATCACCCGTTTAAAACAGTCATACCACCTGCGCCCAGATTATTGTTTTTGACAGCAAAAACAGGCTGGCTATCATCCACTTCATACAATCTCCTGCGAATATGGATGGAAATGCTCAAAAAGGTTGAATAAAGCGTAGATGGGGAATCGGGATGGATCAT